GCATATCGCTAGGATGCTTATCCTTGCAGCCTACCAAGAGCCTCACCGTGTACTCTGTTGTCGTGAGATCCAGAAGTCTATCCGTGAGTCGGTTATCTCTGTACTCCAGAAGCAGATAGAGATGCTAGGGCTAGAGGCTTTCTTTGACGTACAGAAGAACGCTATCTACGGTCGTAACGGTTCTCAGTTCATCTTCGAGGGCTTACGGTCTAACGTCACAGCTATCAAATCTATGGAGGGCATCACCCGTGTATGGGTCGAGGAAGCGGAATCCGTATCAGAAACTAGCTGGCAAGTTCTACTACCTACTATTCGAGAGAAGGGAGCAGAGATATGGATCTCATTCAACCCCTATGATGAACTCGACGCTACTTATCAACGCTTCGTCATTGATCCTCCTCCTGATTCTGTGGTCGTTCACATTGACTACCTGGATAATCCTCACCTTGATGAAGCCAGTATTGCGGAAGCTGAACTCCTAAAGACAAAGAACAGCATCATGTACGAGCATATCTGGCTCGGTCAGCCTCTCCAAAACAAGGAAGGCGCTTACTACGCTGAGATCATGATGCAGAACAGAGACCAAGTGACTAAGGTTCCTGTGGATAACGCTCTACCTGTCAACAGCGTATGGGACTTAGGTGTCAGTGATGCAACCGCTATATGGCTCTACCAGCAACTTGGCGAGGAGATCCGTGTCGTTCACTATTACGAGAACAATAACCACGGTCTGAACCACTACATCAACTACCTGCATGACTGGCGAGACAAGCATAACGTGGTATTCCAACATCACTTTGCTCCTCACGACATCGCTGTGCGTGAGCTGAGCAGCGGTCAGAGTAGACAGGATCTAGCGAGAAAGATGGGCATCAACTTCCTGCGAGTACCTCGTGTAGACCTCATGAGTGGTATCAACCAGGTGAGAAACATCCTGCATCGCTGTTGGTTCGACGAGGATAACTGTGCTGAGGGTATCCGATGCCTGAAGAACTACCGTAAAGAGTTCGATGAGCGCAAAGGTGTATTCAACGACAGACCATTGCACGACTGGTCAAGCCACGGTGCTGATGCTTTCCGCTATCTTGCTGTATCATTACGCAATACTAAACGCGCCACAGCCCCTATTCAGGCTGACAGCTTTAGTATCTTTTAATCACGGGGAAACTTATGAAAATACGTTGTGACATATCTGGCATCACACCAGAGCAAAGCGTTATCTGCCTAGCAGTACAGGCAATCTATGAACAACAGAGCCTCACTCGCACTTGTGAGTTACTAGCTCTTGATCCACTGACCTTCTCTCTCAAGACCAATCTCACTGCCCAACAACAGCAACGCTTGTTCGCTGACATGGTGGCGCACAACATCGATGGTTACACTGGGGAGATCAAAGATGATCAGTTGGTTCTATCGCCACAAAATGCCAAGCCTTCTAAACCTAAGCGGAGTGGATCGCGTAAAGGCAACGCTGGTGTTCAGACAGGCGAACTACAGCAGGATTCTTAACTGGTTCCTGAAAGAGGGCTACAGTCACGTTCTGATAGTGTTGCATAAACCTAATGCAGATGTGTTGATTGACCCGAGAATTGGTTATACTGAGGTAACTGTCTATCCGCCTAACACAGATTTCAGTGATTTGGGAGAAAAAATTACTGTCAATGTGGAGACGCAGGTAGGTAGATTACGGGGAATCTTTGGGCTATTGAACTGTGTCGAGCAGGTCAAAGCATTTTTAGGCATACGGGATAAGTTCATCTTCACCCCGTATCAACTGTACAGGAAACTAAAAAATGGGAAGCGTCTTTTCAAAACCAAAGGCTCCAAAGCCTTATGAGCCTTCAGAGTCTCAGAAGCAGCTAGAACGCGCACAAATGGAAACTCGTAAGTCACAGCAATCTGAGTTGGCATCAGCTCGTGGCAAGATCACACAACGCGCTCGTGGTCGTCGTTCATTGTTGACTGGCTCAGCAATGGGTGTAGACGAAGAAAAGAAAACAACTTTAGGTTAAGTCATGGATAGCAAGGCACTCTGGAAGCGGTACAGCACCGCACTCAAGCGCAGGGATTCTAGCTGGTACTCACACTTCTACGAGTGTTATCGCTACACAGTGCCTCAGCGTGAGGCTTTATTTGAGTACACAAAGGGTCAGAAGAAGAACACTCACTTGCATGACAACACTGCTATGCAAGCCGTTCAGATCTACGCTAATCGTGTACAGCAGACTGTAGTACCTCCTGGTCAGAAGTGGATCACCGTAGTTGCGGGCGATAACATTGACAAAGAGGCTATGGTTGACTATCAGGGTGAGCAATTAAAAGTCTCAGAAGCCCTAGATCGTCTAGCTGATACAGTATTCAACTACATTCATCGCTCTAACTTTGACCAGCGCGTCAATGAAGCGTGTGTTGACCTCGCTATCTCTACAGGCGCTATGACCTGTGACTACGATGCAGAGACAGATGACCTGATATTTGATGCGATTCCGCTATCAAACATCGTTCTCTCGTCTAACGGTCGTGGTGAAGTAGCTGACGTATGGCGTAAGTCTAAGATCCCTCTGCGTGGTATCCAGCGCATCTGGGCAGAAGCTCGCATCCCTGAGAAGTATGCTCACATGATGGAGTCAAAGCCTGATGAGGAGATGGATATCATCGAGGCAGTCTGCGAAGAAGATGGCAAGTACACTCTGTACGTCATGCTTGAGTCAGATAAGGAAGTAATCTACGAGGAGGACTTCGGTACTTCATCTCCGTGGATTGTATTCCGCTCACAAGTGGTATCAGGTGAGGTTTACGGTCGTGGTCCTGTCATGTCTGTACTGCCTGACATCAAGACTCTCAACGTCATGGGTGAGTATTCACTCAAGTCTGCTGCATTGCAGGTGCTAGGCGTATGGACTGCAACCGATGATGGTGTGTTCAACCCTTACACATTCCGCATTGCACCAGGCATTGCGATCCCTGTTTCATCTAACAGCAATGACAACCCTACTCTCAAGCCATTGGCTACTGGCGCTAACGTACAGTTCCACGAGCTAGAGTATGAGCGTCGTCGCGATAACGTAAACCGTGCTTTGTTTGCCAAACCTATTGGCGACATCACTGACCCAACCAAGACTGCGACAGAGATCAACATCCGTCGTCAGATCGACCTACAGGAAGCAGGTGCTACCTTTGGTCGTTTGTCTGTAGAACTTGCGGGTGCAACCTTCCGTCGTGCCTTTGATGTTCTCAAGGCTGCTGGCAAGATCCCTGATATCGTGATCGATGGTGAGAATGTGCGCTTGAAATACTTGAATAACATGGCTCGTGCTGCTGACTACGAGGAAGCACAGATCGCCATGCAAGCTCTAACAATGGCATTGAACTCTGGTGTACCACCTGAGCAAGTCATGTTGTCTCTCAAGACAGAGGACTTCCCTGCATATCTAGCCGAGAAGATGGGCTTAGACCCTGAGTTGGTCCGTACTGAGCAAGAGAAGGCTGCTATCCAACAGCAACAGCAGCAAGCAATGCAAGCTCAAGCAATGGCACAAATGGCACAAGAACAGGCTTAATGTATGGATGAATATGATTGGCTCGACGAGCTAGAAGCTGAGAAGAATGGGCGTACTGTAGAAGAAGCACGCCAGAAGCGAGCGCAAGCATATTTCAATGTGTTTACCTCTTCCGAGGGTCAGAAGATCCTTGAGGAGTGGGTATCAAGATTCTGTACCGGAGCTGTACCAGATGCGACAGCTTCAGTACGAGAATGCGCCATGAGAGATGGCAAGCAGCAGTTGATCAAGGAGATTCTTGATCAGATCGCAATCACACAGCAACCACGGGAATAAATCATGAGTGAAGATAGTTTGATCGCTGATACAGCGAATGAGGTATCAGAAGAACGAGCTGAGGCAGCAACGCAAGAAGTTGCACAGCAAGTTGAACAAGAGTCTGCGGCGCTAGAGCGTCCAGAATGGTTACAAGATCGCTACCTACAGGGTGATCGAGGCATTGAAGAAGCTATTGCTGAACAGGCTAAGGGATACAACGAGATCCGTAAGCAGTTAGGTGGCTTCACTGGTGCGCCAGAGGAGTACGAGTTCTCACTACCTGAAGGCATTGAGGGCGATATTGACGAGGAGCTACCTGCCCTGCAGGACTTTGTAGACCTTGCACACAAGGCAAATATGTCTAACGAGACCGCTCAGGAATTGTTTAACATCTTTGTAAACTACCAACAGTCAATCATCAGTGAGATTGGCGCAGATGCACAACAACAGAAGCAACTGCTAGGGGAAAACGCAGACCAGCGTTTAGCAGCGTTATCTGGTTGGGGCATGAACAACCTCTCTCCAGAGGATATGGAAGCGTATCAAGGTATGCTTACCACAGCAGCTCAAGTGCAGTTGATGGAGAAGATTGTCGGTAAGACTCGTGGCACACAGATGCACAAGACGGGTGAGACATCGGCAATGC